CCGAGGGATAGAACAGGGAGCGCCGAGCTGTCGGGCTGAACGTGTTGTTCAACGAGAACGGCCCGGCGGTGACCTGCTCCTGGGTGACTGACCCTCCCCCTGACTCCGCCCAGCGCAGCACTGCTGCCCTGATGATCGCCTCTGCGGCACCGACGAACTGGAAGCCGTCGTCGGTGATGCAGGGCGCAACCCTGGCCGCCAGGGCCAGCCCGTCGCGGATCAGGATCTCTGCCTTCGCCTCGTCGATGTCCGGGTCGAATACGCGGAGGTCATCGACCGTGATGGTCACAGCGGTCATGCTCGACCTCCTACTTCTTGGCCTTGCGCGGGTGCAGCCCCTTCGCCGGGTGGAGGCCCGCTCGGGGCCTCAGCCCGGTCACGGGGCCGGGGTTTCCCCCGCGTCATCGTCCGCCTCGGTGTAGGTGACGAAGGCGTCCTTGTCGAGGATCGCCCAGCCGAAGATGACCTCGGTGAGGAAGGCGACGGCGTTGCGGCGCTGGAGGTCACCGTTGCCGAACGGGTCGCCGTACTCGATGCGCTTGAGGCTGATGTCCAGGGCGTGGCCGAAGCGCAGCGCGTCCCAGTCACCGCCGATCGCGCGGATGCCGGTGTCGGCGGAGCCGTCCATCTGTCCGGAGATCGCTCGGGACGCGGCGACCGGCTGGCCGGCGTAAGAGGTGATGCCGCCGCCCATCGGGATCTCCGGGTTAAGGCGGCGCCCCTCCTTGTCGCGGGCGTTGGCCAGCAACGCGACGAAGCGGGGGTCCATGCCGAAGCCGGTGAAGTTGTGCGGGGTCGCACCACCGACGACGGAGTTGTAGCCTTCCCACAGCGCGGAGTCCGCCAGTGCGGGGTCCGGGCGGCCGTTGGAACCGGCGACGAGCTCGACGGAGTTAGCGGTCTGGGTGATCCACTCGGTCACGCCGGTGAGGGCTGCGCCATTGACCGCCTGGCGTCCGTGGAGTACCGCCAGGTCGATCTGGCGGGACAGCGCCTGGGACATCTCATCGCTCATGAGGTCGAGGATGTTCGCCGGGTTGGTCTCGATGGTCTCCATGGAGAACTCGAGGCCGACGACGGCCTTGATCGGCTTGATGGACTTCGCGCCGACCTCCAGCTCGGAGTCCGGCTTGTTGCCAAGCTCGCCGACGATGGAGGCGGACGGGCGCTTGGTGAGCACCGGGATGATGTTCTCGCCGATGATCATCGGGTGGGCCTTCGCCAGCGACGGGACGACCGAGGTGGCGAGGGCGGACTTCCAGATTTCGTCGGAGACGGACCGGGGCAGGAGGGCGGAACCGCCGCTGCCTCCGGTGAGAGTCTCCTGGGTATAGGTGGCCATGTCTGGCTCCTTTCAGGGTTGATGGTTGTTGAGGGTCGGGCTGGATCCAGTGTCAGAGTCCGAGGATCTGGCGGGCCATGGAGTCTCGGTCGTCCCCGCCGGAACTGCGTCCGACAGACGGGACGTACGGGGCGCCCTTGGACTTGCTCTGCTCCTTGGCGGTGCCGGCGAACTCGAGCAGAGCGTCGGCCGCAGCCGTGAGCTCCTCCTCGGTCGTGCCGGACAGCAGGGACTCGGGGACGCCCTTGGCGGACGCCACACGGGAGCGCAGAGCTGACTGCTTGGCCTCGGTCGCTTCCGCCTCCAGGGCGGCGAGCTTCTCCTGTGCCTTCTCCAGCTCGGTCTTGTTGGCCTCCTCGACCTGCCGTGCCTTCTCCGCCAGCGGACGCAGCTCATTGCGCTCCGTGCGGTAGCGGGCGGCCTCCTTGCGCGCTTTGGTCAGTGCTGCGCGAAGGTCATCAGGCGACAGGTCACCGTCGTCCGCCTCGCCCTGGTCCTCAGTGCCGGGCTTGGCGCCGGCGCTGGGGGCCGGGGTGGTGGCCTTGTCGGTGGAGTCGGACCCGGTGTCGGGCCCTGTGGTCGGTGCCGGCTCCTGGCCGGTGGCACCAGTGATGGTGGACATGAGTTCTCCTCCAGGGGAACAACGGGGTGGATACAACAAGACCCCGACACCTCCAGGGCGCGGGGTTGGTGGAGCGGGCGAGGACTCGAACCTCACACAGGCGTTCTCCCCGAGCCTGTGCGCCGGGACGCTATCCCGGCCCGGCGACCTGCGCCGGATGCCCCTCCGTGAATGACGACACCCGGCGCGCCGTGGGCGGCGGGCCGGGTGTGAGATGTTGGTGTTGATCAGGCTGCGGGCCAGAGGTCCTGGGCCTGCTGTCCTGGGGATCTGTCCTTCGACGTGTAGGGGAAGTCGGGCCACTCGTCGGGCCCGTCCCAGTCGAGACGGATGTGCCAGTCGGTCGCCTCACAGAGGTTGTCGAACAGGTCCTGGAACTGGGCGGTGACAGTGTCTTCGAGGGTGTTGATCTCGATACTCAGTACGGCATCCTCGTCCTCGTCGTAGACGGCCGCCGGACTGCCGGCGATGAGGTACCAGCCCTGGTCGGCGGTCGGGACGAGGCGGTCCAGCATGGCTCGTGCTTCTGCTGCGGTCCGCGGTCCTTCGATGATCTCGATACTCGGTGTGACTGACATTGTTCACCTCTCCCAGATGTATGGCTGCTGGTCAGTGATCACCAGTATACGGTCCAGCCGGTCGCCTTCGTTTCTGACTGTCCGGCGGATGGCGCTGTCGATCTCTGCTGCTGACGCCGGGTCTCCGCGGACGTCGAAGACGAGCTGTCGGGACTGCTTCGCGCCCTTTCGTGACTGGTCGTTCATCCGCTGGACCCCGACCGTCTTGATGTCGGTGGGGTGTTGTCCGTCGATCACGATGTCGGGGGTCTTGATCGGCTCTCCGATTTCACTGCCGAGGCCGACCCGTCGGATGTCGCGGGCGCCGGCTGCGTAGAGCCAGTCGATGGCTTTCTGCTCCTGGTCCCAGACTTTCTGGTCCTTGGCGTTGCGGGGAGTGTCCGGCAGGGTTGACGGTGTTCCGTAGAGCCTTTTCTGCTCGATCTCGTCCACGGAGAGCACGCTGCCGAGTGGGCCGCGGTCCTTGCCCGGTGCCTGGTTGATGCGCCTGGCGTCGATGGGGATCCACGGTGGGGTCGTTCCGTCACGCTGCCGGTGCAGTGCCTCCCCGAAGATTTCGATCGTCGGGGTGTCCCCGTAGTCGTCAGCGGTGTCCTTCCAGAGTTGCTGCAGCTCCTGGTTGATCTTCGGGAGGTCGTGATCTCCTTCGCACTCGATTCCGAGGCATCTGCAGTTGTCGTGGTACTTCCCCATGCCGGAGTCCTTGAGCACTGTCTTCTTGCTGTAGACAGCTCCTCTGGAACCGAGCATGAGGCAGAACGAGCAGGCAGCCGGTTCGGGCACTCTCGCGTAGCGGGTGCCGGCCTTCGCCACGGCGTTTTCGACGGTGTTGCGTGCGGGGCTTACGACGAGCCGGTTGGTGATTCCCGCCAGCTTGTTCAGCGCCGCAACCCGGTCCGCGATGATCGTCCCGTCCTCGGCAGCCGCGGTCTTCGTGGTGTTCATCGCCCAGCGGTAGGAGGACCGTGCCTGCTCGAAGGCGACCGGGTCCGCCGTCTCCGGGTACTCCAGGCCCCTCAGCGAGTCCGAGAGGCTGCGCTGAAGGAACAGGTAGTCGGCCGCTGAGTACGCCGCCTGCTCACCGTAGGTGCGGACGATTTCGGCGAAGGGCTCCTCCATGAGCTTCAACTGGTCTGCCCAGGCGAGGTGCTCGGTCTGCTTCCACCAGGACAGCAGATCACGCTGTGCGAGCAGTCGCAGGCCGTCGAGAGCTTCCGTATACTGCTTTTCCGCCACGAGATCTCGCACTGAGCATCACCTCCCTTACTCGGCACTGTCGCTGGATCCGGACTGTCGGTTCATCCGGGCGAGCTCCACTGCCTGTGAAGTGACGCCCTGGCCGGTCGCGGACAGCTCACTCATGCGCTGCTGTGCGAGCTCTGCCTTGAGCTGACGCTGTGTCTCCGGGGGCAGGCCGAGCTGGTCCCAGACCCACGCGGAGTTCTTCGGGACCATCTCGTTCTGAACGAGCTTGCTCAGCCCGTCGACCGTCGCGGCGAAGGTCGGGGTGGAGGCTTCCGCCCACTGCACGGCCGGGCGGTCGACGGCGTCTGCGGACTCCCCCGTCGCCGAGGCGAGCGCCAGGCGCCCGATCTCGGACCAGGAGTGGCCGAACTGTACCTGTCGCCTCTCGGCACGCTTGACGAGGCGAGCCTCCATCTGGCGGATGGCGTCCGCCGAGGATGGATTCTCCGTGGTAAAGCCAAGGTAGGACGCAGGGATCGCGGCCTCTGCGGCGAGGAGCTGAGCGAGCCCCCGGACCTGGTCGAGGTACGGCCCGGGGCTCATGGGATCGAACTGGCCGAGCTTCGGCT